GCCACGAACACGCGGGCGCAGAATTGGGCAGTTTGAATTTTCAGCAACTTAGGTAAGCGGAGCAAAACGAAATCAATGAAAGGCAGGAAGCCAACACCACCGAACCTTAAAGTCTTGGCGGGCAATCCGGGAAGGCGTCCAGTGCCCGAAACTCCAGAGAGTCCGTTGCTTGAGAACAACGATCCTCCTCCGGCATGGCTGCATCCATACGCTCAAGAGTTCTACACCGAAATCATTACGATCACCTCCGGCATGAGAGTCGCGACCGAGGCCGACCGTCTTGGTATCACGGCACTTGCCCAGTCTCTCGCTGAGGTCAAGATTGCCCACGAGCGCATGAACGAAGAGGGACGAGTGCTGATGGACCTGAAGGGGAATCCGCATCGCAACCCCTACGCCGTCCACGCGGCTCAGTTCATCGCCTTTGTGCGGCAGTTCATCACGGAGTACGGAATGACGCCGTGCTCTCGAGCCCGGTTGATTTCAAAAGCTGAGGGTGAAGAGAACCCGCTGGCGGCGTTCCTGAATCGGAAAAACAACGGAGGAACGTGAGGCCAAGAGAGTCGAATTACTGCACAAAGAGCATATCTTTGGAGGAGGCAGTAAGTCGCGGGCTTAAATACTTCTTTACTGGCGTTCCGTGCGTAAATGGTCACATCGCTCCTCGGTTCGTTAAGGGTGCAAGTCACAAGTGTGTGGAGTGTAACAAGGCTGTCTGCCGACGAGTGGCAGAAAAGCGGCATTTGATTGCATGTGCCGAATGCGGGAAGGAACATTTAGCTGCACGCGCGAAAGTTCGTTACTGTTCTCGTGGGTGCGCGAGTAAAGCCTACGATTACAATCGCAGAAGAAAAGCAGAAGCAGCAGAGAAAAAGCTCGCAAGGAAGCAGAGCATAGAGTTCGATAGGCAACGTTCTTGCCGGGTCTGCTCATCAATGTTTCTCGCCAATAGCACGAGCCAAAGATATTGCTCGAACCAATGCAGGGCGGCGTCCTATCAGCAGCGCGTAGACGAGCAGAATCTAGTCCGCTATCAAGCCAAGTATGGCAAAGAACGCTCGTGCAAGCTGTGCAGGCGGACATTTTGGCCCGATCCAAAAACAAGGCGAAAATTGTTCTGCTCAAATCACTGTTTAGACAACTGGTGGACGGATTTCCGAAGGCGCCGAAAACGAGCTGGAAATGCTGAATCATATTCTCGCTTTGATATTTTTGAGCGAGACAAATGGACGTGTCAGCTATGCCACGAAAAGATACCTAAAAGAAAAAAGTTCCCTCACCCGCTGTCCGCTACCATTGACCACATTATTTCAATTAAAGAAGGAGGCGAAGACTCCTCACGTAACGTCCAGACTGCTCATCTTTGCTGTAACTCTCGCAAGTGCGCAAAGAGTCGCGGGCAGCTGCGTTTGTTCTGAGGCGTTATGGATGAACAGCAAGCCCTTCATCCAGCTGAGCAATACGCTCACGATTGCCAAAGCGGTGCGGTCGTTGCTAGCGAGCTCGTAAAGCTCACGACGCTGCGGCATATCGAGGACCGCAAAAGATCCGAGACGACCGACCCTGACTTCCCCTATTACTTCGATGAAGACACTGGGCAGTACGTCATCGACTTCATCGAGACCTTTTGCTGTCATTCCGTGGGGGAGTGGGCAGGGCAGCCGTTTCTCTTGGAGCCCTGGCAGAAATTCATCGTTTGGTGCCTCTTCGGTTGGAAGAGACGTGAGAATCATGCCCGCCGCTTCAAGACGGCGATGATTCATATTTCGAGAAAAAATGGCAAAACCCAGATACTTGCAGCGATTGGATTGTATCTTCTGATCGCCGACGGGGAGCCTGCCGCTGAGATTTACAGCGCGGCTACGAAGAAGGACCAGGCCCGCATTCTTTTCGATGAATCCCGCCGTATGGTGATGGCATCGCCGCACTTGAAGGCTTTGGTGCAATCTTTCCGCAGCAATATGAACGTGCCGGAAACTCACGCGAAGTTCGAGCCGCTCTCTTCGGACGAAAATACGCTCGACGGACTTCGTGTTCATGGGGCGCTGATCGATGAGTTGCATAGTCACAAGACACGGCACGTTTACGATGTGCTCGAGACGGCAACGGCATCGAGACGACAGCCGCTTGTAGTCTGTATCACGACATCGGGCTTTCCGTTCCCGGATTCCATTTGCCTTGAGCTGCTCGGGTATGGCGAGCGCATCCTGAAGGGCATCATCAAAGACGAGACGTTCTTCACCATCAGTTTTTCTCTTGACCCGGATGACCAATGGGATGAGGAGAAGGTCTGGGTAAAAGCCAATCCGAATCTTGGGATATCGGTAAAGCTCGATGACCTTCGCTCGAAAGCGACGAAGGCGCGGGAGACGCCATCTGCCCAGAACAATTTTAAGACGAAGCACCTCAACATCTGGTGCAACTCGCGCTCGAGGTGGATACCGGTTGAGCGCTGGGACGCTTGCCGCGAGGATTACGATGTCCAGGAGCTTATCGGGAAAGAGTGCTACGCGGGCCTGGACCTTTCTACGACCACGGATATCTCAGCCCTCGTGCTGGTGTTCCCTTGGGAGGATGGGAAATACCGAATCCTTCCCTTCTACTGGGTCCCGCTGGAGAACGCGGACCTTAGAGCCAGGAGAGACCGCGTTCCCTATCCGCTCTGGATCGAAAAAAGCCATGTCTTTGGAACACCGGGTAACGCCATCGACTACGGGTTCATTCGGAAGAAGATCGTAGAGCTATCCTCGCTCTATAAGGTCAGGGAGATCGCAGCGGACCCATGGAACGCAACGCAGATACTTCAGCAGCTTCAAGAGGAGGATGGGCTTCCGGTAGTCGAGATGCGGCAAGGGTTTGCCTCCATGAGTTCTCCCATGAAGAGCCTTGAGGCGCTCGTGATGAGCCAGAGGCTGCGGCATCGCGGTTGCCCTGTACTTCGGTGGATGATGGATAATGTGAGCGTCAGGATGGACCCGGCGGGCAACATCAAGCCGGATAAGGAGAAGAGCGCAGAGCGTATCGACGGCGTCGTGGCGCTCATCATGGGCGTGGGGAGAGCGGAGCTAAGGAAGGCCCCTGCGAGCAATCCTTATGAGAGCGGCGGGGTCTTCTCTCTGTGAGTGAGCTCGCAGCTATTGTGCACAGCCACATGTAGCACAGGTTTCGCCGTTAAAAGACTGACCTCCACAGTGCTTGCAGATAGCAGGGCCTCGGAACGATGGGCCTTGCGGGCCAATCGATAAAACGAAAGGACCCCCAATAGTTATCGAGTACGTGTCTTTGGTAGAGGCATTCTGAGTAATCGGTATTTTAATTGTTCTTGTGACTTGAACTGGGGAATCTCGCAACTCCGGGACTCTGATGCTCACCTGATATTGACTAAAACTTCTAATGAGCTCGTGCTGCGTTGATGTAAGCAGCCCTTCCTCGCTCAGGCTCTGTAATTCTACAAGTAATTGATCGATCTTGCGATTGGACTTTGTTTTCGCAATGAGCGATTTCACCTTATCTGCTTTTTTGGAGGCCATCTCAAGATGCATTGAAGTTAGTCCTGAGTAATTCGGCACATTGTCTTTTTTTAAGCGATTACATCTGCGACATGCCGGAAGAAGATTTTCGAATCCATTTATTTCAAAGCGTTCCGATAGCCCGAACGACTCTTTTGCTCTGACCAGTTGGTCGGGTTGCTTGTGTATAGACTTTGGAATGACATGGTCAATTTCCACCTCATTAAAAGGAATTGGTTCGTCGCAGAGGTAACACTTCTCACTGTGGATAGTCCAAATAGCATGACGATGAGTACCAGATGAAGGGTTATATCGAGTCATGGGAATCGGCTACAAAACGAATGATGGGCGGTACGGGGACGGCTAACTGAGGCTCTTAGGGAGTAAGGATTGTACCTCGATGGCTCGTTACCCCCAACCTTTCCTTCTGGCTATCCCTAAGCATCGTCGTGTGGCAATATGGGCTTGACATGCCTATCGAATTACCTCGCGACGGATGAAACTCCTTGGCGTTCACATTCCATTCACTCAGAGAGCCAAGGGGCCGCTAGAGGAACGCGCTAGCCCTTCCGTCGTCGACGACCGATGGTTCTCGCCATCGCCATTTGTGTACCTCGGCGGCGGTAATGAGCAGGTAACGCCAGAGAGCGCAATTCGCTTCTCGGCGGTCTACGCCTGTGTGAAGGTGATTTCCGAGACCCTGGCTTCGGTCCCCCTTGTCGTCTATCGCCGACGGGGCGACGGGGGTAAGGACAAGGCGAAGGAGCATCCGCTCTACAGGCTCCTGCGGACGAAGCCCAACAACATGAAAACCTCTGGCCTGGAGTTCCGTGAGATGCTCACGGCTCATGTGCTGCTTTGGGGCAACGGCTACGCTCAGATCCTCAGAAACTCTATGGGCGAGCCGACGGAGCTGTATCCGATGCACCCGTCGAGGGTCACACCCGACGTGAGTGAAGAAGGGAGGCTCATTTACCGCGTGCGTGCGCAGCAGGGACCGGAGCGCATTCTTCAGGCTGATGAGGTTTTTCATCTGCGTGGTTATCGGGACCAGGGACTCTCAGGACTTTCGCCCATTGCGGCGTTTCGGCAGGCTGTGACCCTCGGGCTATCGCTGGAGAGCTTTGGCTCGAACTTCTTTGACGGCGGCGCATTCCCTGCCGGTGTCTTGGAGTACGACGGGGCGCTCAGCGATGAAGCGAAGAAGAACCTCAGAGAGTCCTGGCAGAATCTCTACGGTGGGCAGCATCGAGGGAAGAAGGTCGCGGTGCTCGAGGCGGGTCTCAAGTGGAAGCCGATGGGCATACCGCAATCTGATGCGGAGTTTCTCGCTACCCGTCGGTTTCAGGTGGAGGAGATTTCCCGCATTTACCGCGTGCCGCCACATATGATTGGGGATCTAACCAAGAGTTCATTTAGTAACATCGAGCAACAGAGCATCGACTTCGTGACTTACACCATGCTCCCATGGTTCAAACGCTGGGAGGAGGCGATCTCGCGGGACTTCCTCGATGGCGATGACTCCGAGGTGTTTACGGAGTTCCTGGTTGATGGGCTTCTACGCGGGGATACCCTCAGCCGCTTTCAGGCTTATGGCCTCGGGCGACAGTGGGGCCTCTACAGCATCAATGACATCCGGCTGAAAGAGAACCTCAACCCCATCGGCCCGGAGGGTGACGTGTATCTCTCGCCCTTGAACATGGTCCCTGCGGGGCAGGAGAGCGTTCCTGCCGCACAGAACGCCCCAGCGGCACCAACACCGGAGCCAGAGGACGATGACGAGGACGAAGAGGACGATCAGGAAGATGATTCACAGCGCACCCGTGCCGCTTTCGCCGGCCCATTCCGCGAGCAGTGGAAGCGTCTGATCCATAAGCAGAATGAAGCGATTGCCCGCCAGATACAAAGGCTTGAGGAGCCGCAGTATCTGGAATGGGCACAGAGCTTTATGGAGGAGCAGAGGTCATTTGCGCGGAAGTGCCTCAAGGAACTCGCCGGTGCGTACTTCGCCGTTCAGGGACGCTCCCAAGAGCAGGCGCATACGCATCTGGAGAGAGTGCTGGAAGCTTTCTGGACGCAGGGCTGCAATCTTGCCATCCGCGCAGTGAACCCGGAAGACTCTGAGGCGCGAGGGATGCAGGAGATGGATGCACTTTGCGACTATTGGACCAAAGAGATTCTGGGGTAACATCAATCCAAGGAAGGCGGCATGGAAAGGCAACGAGAGCAAAGGGCAGTTTTTGAGCCAGTGAAGCTGGAGACACGCGAAGAGGGGGACAAGTCCTCGCCGGTGATCCAAGGCTATGCGGCGCTCTTTGACGTGCAGACTGAAATCTTCAGTCGCTATGGTCCTTTCAAGGAGTCGATCGCCCCCGGTGCTTTTAAGGACACGCTCGCCAGCGGCAAACGCGTCGTCTCGCTCTTCAACCATGACCAGAACTACGTGCTAGGAAGCACGACCAGCGGCACCATGCGCGTCATGGAAGACATGCGCGGCCTGTGGATCGAGGTCGACCCGCCGGACACGCAGGTTGGGCGCGACGTGGTGGAGTACATCCGCCGTGGCGACGTACAGGGCCAGAGCTTCATGTTCACCATCACCTCGGAGGAATGGAAGTTTGCGCAGTCGAAAGACGAGATGGATGAGCGCCGCATTCTTGGCATCGATCTCTATGAGGCGGGGCCGGTTTTATTTCCGGCTTATGAACAGACCAATGTAGGCCTGCGGTCATCGACGGACGCAGCCTATGAACGCGCCCGGAAAGAATGGGAGGATCGCAATCGCCCTGAAGTGCCGGTCGTCATCATCCACCCGGAGCCCTACTTGCTTCGCGCACGAGTGCTGAAAGCGATTGCGCGAGCTTAGAGCTTGAGATAGCTTTTACTTCGGGATCATAAAGAAGCCTCAATAAGCTCGACCACTCATCGACGGCAATTTCGGTGAGTGGTTTTTTCTGATCACTTCTCCCCTATCGCGCTGAAATTCACCTGTGCGATCTATATCACAGGGCAATGAGCACTCCTTCTGTCTCCGATGAGCACGAGGGTTTTTAAGGACTCTTTGCTGTGACTTCCCTACGGCCCGATGGCCGCCACCGGTCGCACGAACCATGAAGCGAATGTGTATTAGTGATTTGAGTTTCATTTAGAGGGAACGTGGATAAGGAGCAGATACAAAAACGACAGGTCGAGGTCATCGAGCGCATGAACGCTCTGGCTGAAGCCGCCAAGAAAGAGAATCGTGGCCTCTCGCAAGAGGAAGCAAAGGAGTTCGACACCCTTGAGGCAGAAGTTGAGAGCCTCAAAGGGTCTTTGGAGCGAGCCGAGCGACTTGAGAAGCTGAACCAAGAGCGTGCTCAAAGCACCTCCAAGCCCGTGGACATCAAGATCGTCCGTGAGGCTGGTGAGGATGAGAAGGGCGAGTGCAAGGTATGGCGCAGCTTCGGTGAGCAGCTTCAGGCTGTCGTCGGTGCCGCAAAGAACCCCTACAAGATGGATTCCCGTCTGACCCAGAGCGACAAGCTGATGCGTGCCGCGACTGGTCTACAGGAGAGCGTACTCGCCGACGGAGGTTTCCTCGTTCAGCAGGACTTCGCTAACGAGATCCTGGCTCGCGCTTATGAGACCGGAGTGCTTGCCTCCCGCGTTCGTCGTATGTCGATTTCGTCCAACAGCAACGGGATGAAGATCCCTGCCGTGGATGAAGTCTCTCGTGCGAACGGTTCTCGCTGGGGCGGCATTCAGGCGTACTGGGAAGGCGAGGCCGATGCTTACACGGCTTCCAAGCCCAAGTTCAAGATGATGGAACTCGTGCTCAAGAAGCTCACAGGTCTCTATTACGCGACCGATGAGGTTCTCGCGGATGCTTCCGTCCTGGAGAGCGTGGTATCGCAGGGTTTCGCAGAGGAGTTCGGCTTCAAGCTCGACGATGCGATCCTCAACGGCGACGGCGCTGGCAAACCTCTCGGTATCCTCTCCAGCCCATCGCTGGTGACGGTCGCCAAGGAAGGAAGCCAAGTGGCGGCCACCATCAACGTGAACAACCTCGCCAAGATGCGCTCGCGTCTCTACGGACGCAGCCGTCAGAATGCGATTTGGCTCATGAACCAGGACATCGAGCCGCAGCTTCTGACCCTGAGCATCTCGGTCGGCAACAATGCCTTCCCGGTATACCTCCAGGGCGGCACGGTTGCGGGCGAGCAGTACGACACGCTCTTCGGGCGTCCGACGTTCCCGGTTGAGCAGTGTGCAACGCTTGGCACCGTTGGTGACATCTTGCTGGTCGATCCATCGCAGTACCTCTTGATCGACAAGGGGCAGATGCAGCGGGCGGTTTCCGTACACGTTCGGTTCCTCCATGACGAGCAGGTGTTCAAATTCACCTACCGCGTCGATGGACAGCCGATCTGGAGTTCTGCTTTGACACCGTTCAAGGGCAGCAACACCCAGTCGCCGTTCGTAGCACTTGCGACACGTGCGTAATGAGTCAGTGAGCGGGGAGCCCTAGAGACCTCTAGGGTTCCGCCGCTCTCGTTTGAATAAGGATTGAGAAGATGCTTTCTGAGAAATTTGCCATTGTGAACAGCCTCTCTGCGGCTGCGGATCGATACAACACCAATCCCGTCGGGGATTACCTCAACGCCGGAAAGTTCGAAGGGATTTCCTTCTTGCTTTCTCAGGCTACGGCAGGGACCAACACCGGAACGGCCGTAGTAACCGTTCAGGCCGCTTCTTCGGATGCCGGTGCAAACGCTGAAGCAATACCCTTCCGCTACCGCAAGAAGACCACGGGCGCTTCAGCGGTATGGGGAAGCGTTGTTGAAGCGACCGCCTCTGGCTTCACCACCACCGCCAACGAGGACACGATCTACGAGATCGAGGTCAAGGGTGATGGACTGCCCGAGGGCAAGCCGTTCGTAGCGGTTAAGCTCACCGAGGGCGTGAATGACCCAGTGACTGCTTGCGTGATTGCCATCGGAACTGGTGTGCGCTATCAAGGACAGACTCAGCCTGACGCGCTCAGCTAAGGTTTGAGTGACCTGATGTGGCCTCATCCCTCCTGACGTTTTGGGAGGGGTGAGGTTTTTATCCTAATTCGAGAGTCTTGGTCCTATGGCCTGGAAGGAGACTTCCTCATCTGCGAGCCTGGCGATCAACCTGGCCGATCTGAAAAGCCATCTTCGGCTTTCGACGAGCGACGAAGACAGCCTCCTGACGCTCTATGCGCGGGCAGCGGCACACTACGTCGAGACCAAGACGCGCAGGGCTCTCATTTCCCGCACGTTCCGACTGGAGATGCCGGAGTTCCCCAAGGCACACGGCAATAGCTTCGAGCTGCCCGTCGCGCCGGTGTCGTCCGTGCAGAGCATACAGTACTACGACACTCAAGGGAGTCTTACGACCTGGGGCCCTGAGAACTATGCCCTGGATGCGACCAGCCTACTGCCTCGAATCGTACCTGCCTACTCCGTGCCCTATCCGTATGTACAGAGCCAGCACGCTGACGGCGTGCAGGTGAACTTCACGGCGGGCTATGGCCCCACTTATGCATCCATACCCCAGGGCCTTCAGTTCGTCGTCATGCTCCTGGCTGGTCATTTCTGGGCGAACCGGATGCCGGTCGAAGCCCTAGGGGGTGCAGGCACGGAAATCCCGTACACGCTCCAGTTCGCGATGGATAGCTACAAGATTGCGAGCCTATGAGGAGCAGAAACCCAGGCGCGAAAAATCGTCGCATCAGCTTGAAAGCTCCGCAGGTTATCAACACGCTCGGGGACGTGGTGACGACCTTTCAGGAGGTGGCGACCGTCTGGGCCGATGAGCGACCGATGCGGATGGACGAGCGGTTCACGTCCGATGCCCGCCACTCGATGAGGGTCTCGAACTTTCGTATCTGGTATCGGTCCGATGTGACACCAGAGATGGTTATCTCCTATGCCGGCAGGGAGTGGAGGATTACCGGCATTGCAGAGATTGGGCTCCGTGAGGAACTGGAGCTAACGGCGGAGGCGGTTTACTAGCCATGGCGGATGACCCATACATCAAGGGACTGGCGGAGCTGCTCTCAGAACTGCGGGAGCTTCCTGGCAACATCGAGAAGAACGCTCTGAGGACCGGCATCTTCAGGGCCGCTCAACTGCTTCGAGATCGCCTGAAAGTTGCTGCCCCTATGAGCTCTGGCAATCCTCCCAAGGGTAAAAAGTTCCGTGAGAAGTATCCGCCAGGGACACTTAAGAAATCGATTCGAGCGAAGCGCAGGAGGGGCACGCGGGAAGAGGTCGCGGCAGGCGTGACGGGCGTGTTTTACGCGAAATGGGTCGAGTTCGGCCACATGATCAAAAGTCGTGCGAGAAAGAAGGCGGACCGAAAGGTCCTCGGGCACGTACCCGCCAATCCGTTCATCGAGCGTACGTACGAGGCCAGCAAAGAGGAAGCGCTTCAAGAGGTGCGTAAGGGCATCCTCGATGCGATCAGTAAGCAGGTGGAAAAGCTCCGGGCGAAGATGCCCAAAGCGAATTAGGAAGGTATGGCGACGATTGAGGATGCGATTTATAGCCTTTTGAGCGGTTCCGCTACGGTGGCGGCCCTGGTGGGCACGCGCATCTATCGCGTGAAGATGCCGGACAATCCGCAGATGCCTGCGATCACCTACCAGACGGTCTACTCCGAGCCCATCGAGAGCTTCTCCGGCTTCTCGGGGCTCTGGCAGCCGATCATGCGGGTAGACTGCTGGGGTAAGACCGCCGGGAGCACACAAGACCTCGCGGAAAAGGTGCGGCTCGCCCTGCATGGCTATCAAGGGAGCTACCAGGACCGGCGGATTCATAACATCCTGGAGTGGAGCACGACGGAGCTGTACGACGAGGATGCCGATATATTCCACGTGGCGTGTTCCATGCGGATCTGGTACACCTGAATTGAAGTCTAATCAGTTTCGATAGGGGCTTATGCCGAGTGGAGCAAGCGCAGGATCGCGCTGCATTCTCAAAAGAGGTAACGCGGATTCGAGCACGACTGCGGTCAGGGCTTCCCGTACCCTTGGCACGACCAACTCCCAGCTCAGGATTTTTTGGGCGACTCCCGGCACCGCTGGCAACTCCAAGACCTGCTCAGTGGTCGTCTCCGGCAACAACACTGCGCTCTCTGTGGTCGTGACCACCAGCGCAGTCACGATCAACAGCGCCACCAATGGCTCGGGCCTCGCGACCAGCACGGTCAATCAAATCATCGACGCGCTCTATGCGAACACGACGTTCCTGGAGAACTGGGACGCTGACACAGGAGCAGGCGACGGTTCAGGAACCATCGCTGCCGCAGGGTCAGCCAATCTCTCCGGCGGCGTGGCGGGCGAGACCTTCACGGCCATCGCGGAAGTGAAGGGAGCACGAGGCCCGTCGCTTGTCGCGGCCACCTCCGAGGTCACATCCTGGGACAGCACCAACGGCGTGCGGGAGTTCATCTCGACGCTGAAGGACTCAGGCACGATGTCGTTCACGGTGAATTACCTGCCGGGGAATGTGGGGCATCAGGCCCTCATCGACGACCTGAGAGACGGAACGGTGAAAAGCTTCGAACTTCAGTTCGGGGACTCAAGGACGACGACCATGGCGTTCAAGGGAATTGTCACGGGTTGCGAGATTACGGCGGAACTGGAGCAAGCGATTCAGGCGAACGTGTCGCTGAAGCTGACGCAGTGGCCGACGTGGTATTGATTGATTTGATGGAGTGGGAAGGAGGGAACTGACATGCCAAGTGGAGCAATCGCCGGATCGGCGTGCGTACTGAAAAGAGGAAACGGCGCGACGCCGACAGAAGTTTTTACGACCATCGCAGAGGTGAAAGGTGTTCGAGGCCCTGGGCTTGTCGGCGCGACCACGGAGGTCACGAGCTTCGACAGCGCCAACGATGTCCGTGAGTTCATCGCGACCCTGCGTGACCCTGGAACCATCTCCTGCACCGTGAATTACCTGCCCGCGAACTCGACCCACACTGGGCTCATCACGGATCTCAGGGACGGCGTTCGCAGGAACTTCCAGCTCGTTATCGGTGATACCAGCCCTGTGACGATGGCTTTCACGGGAATTGTGACCGGCTTCGAAATCACGTCGGAGCTCGAGCAGGCGATTCAGGCGAACGTATCGGTGAAGCTCACCGGCTGGCCGACCTGGAGCTAATTTCTGTTTAGGTTGAATTGAGGTTCTATGGAGCACGCGGACAAAGCACTTCCTGAGGTATTCATCGAGCTGTTCGGCGAGAAGAGAAATCTGATGCCGAGCTTCGGGACGTTTGTGCGATTCGAAAAGGCGACTGGTAAGAATGCTCTGGACCAGATGGTCTGGCTCAACCCTTCCGCCATCGATATCTGCACCTTGGTCTGGGCGGCGCTTGGCGGCGAAAAATCCGGCAAGAGCATCGACGAAGTCGCCGATGCTATGACGCCTCGGCACCTGGAAGACGTGAAGAATCTCGTCCGCGCCATGTTCGAAAAGGCGGAGGTGCCTGAAGAGCTAAAAAAATCCGACGCCGCGTAAAGGGCGGCGAAGGCTCCGAGGGGAAGGCTGAGGCGGAGGCGGATTTAACGTGGTTGGATTTATGGGCTGTTGCCGTGTACGACTTCAGGCTTTCCAGCGAGGACTTTTGGAATCTGACGCCACCGCAGTTCGCCGC